GAACGAAAAGGGTGCATCAAAGAAAGAAAAGTCGAAATGGGGTAAAATGGCCAAAGAATTTTCAGATAAAACAAAATATGACGAAATACCAGATAAAGCGGGAGAAAAAGAAGTAGACGAGATTGTAGATAAAAATGGTAACGTTGCTAGAGGTAAGAAACCAACAAATTTTAACACAAAAGGAATAACACAAAATAAAACAACTGATGAAGTTGTTAAAAGTGCTAGTGGTCAAACATCACTATCACCTAGTCTTGGTTTTGGGTATAGAAGATATTGGGCAGAATCCGATATGAGTAAATCTTTAGGGTATGATGATACTTTAGGTCAAGATGCTGATTATGATGACGCAAAGGACCATTTTGAGGATGATTTAGGTTTAACAGATGATGAGGCCGAAGAAAGGTTGGCTAAAATGGGATATGATGAAAAACTAAAAAATACCGATAAAGTTAGATTAGTTGAAAATCCTAAAAAGTTCATGGAGGAATACATTGAAAGTATCTTAGCTAAGAAATCTAAAGATAGTGAGATTGTTTCTAACGATGGTGACCAAATGGAAGAAAAGGAAATAAATCCAATTGTTGCAAAACAATTAAAATCTCTTAAAAATAGTTTAAAAAGTCATAATTTATCAATTAATGATATTATGAAACATTTAAAAGACAATGAATAACGATTTAAAAGATAGGGTATTTAACATTCCACAAAACATACTGCATAAAATCAGTCAAACTGTTATGCATTTAAATGGGCAACACGCTGACGGGAAAGAAAGGGCAGAAAAGTTACTTAAAGACGGAACAGTAAAGTATGGTCAATTAAAGAAAATTATCCACGAATTAACATATATGGATAAAGTTAAAGATAAATTGAAATTTGAATTAGCGGGTGGGGACCTAATGAATAATTGGTCAAAAACGCATTTACAAGGTGAAAGAGATATGGTGAGTAATAAAAAAGATTCAAGAAAAAGAGCAGATGAAATAGGTGCAATTAGTGGTGAGCGTTCAAATAGTCACCTTAAAACACACTCAAAAAAATCAAGTACATTTCCGTCATTGAATATGATGAAAAGTAATTCACATAAAAACACAATAAGTCCAATTGTTTCTTTGGGTTTATTTGAACAAATTGAAAAATTTAAAAAATTAATACGTTATTAATATGGCAACACAATTAGAAATCTTAGCACAGAAGTTTAGAACTGAAATTTTAGGACCGAACATCTATAACGAACAAAAATTCTATTCTTCCACAAATAAAAATGCGTTATCTGATGGTGACGTTAAAGGTAAGGGTGAACTAGATAATTCAATAGGGTCATCTGTTGATGTCCAAAATAGAATTGATAATGTTGGGAGAAACAGATTTAATAAAGAAAATAATTACTCTTCAATAAACAAAGATGCACTATCTGATGGTGACGAAAAGGGTAAGGGTGAATTAGATGGTAAAGTTGGTTCATTGACAGATATTAAATCAAGAACTGATGTTGTTGCAAGAAACAAATACAATCCATCAAAAGGATACCCCGATTTTTAATTTATGAACATAAATAAAATATTCTTCAATGTAATTGAAGAACAAAACATATTAAAGACAACAAAAACCAAACCTATAGTTGATGCAATCAAAAATAGGAATATGATTACATTTTACTATTCGGGTCCTCAAAAACCTAAAAAAGATAGTGTAAAAAATGGTTACAGAGTAAAGGCTGAGGCGGTTGCTTTGGGTCTTTCTAAAAAGGGTAATTTAATTGTTAGAGCTTGGGTACAACCTCCTTCCGTTTCTAAAAAAGGATTTGCGAAACACGGGTGGAGAACTTTTATTATTGGTAGAATGAGTAATGTTGAAATTACTGATGAAGTTTTTAACGGAAAGAGACCAGAGTATAAAGAAGGTTCCGATAATTCAATGACAACAACATATGTCACAACAAATTGGGGTACAACTTCGGATACTAAAAAAATGGAAAAACCATCACCAACGGTTACTAAACCTGAACCAACAAAACCTCCTGTTAGTAAGGTTTCCGATAAACCAACCGAAGTCACTCCAACAGAACCTGTTAAACCTGAAGAATTACCTCAACCAAAACCTGAGGAAAAACCAAGTGAACTACCACAAGGCGGTGATAATCAGGATTATGAAGTTAAACAAAAAGAATTATATAAAACTAAACAGACCGATTGGATTAACAAACAAAAAGAAATTGGCGGCAATATAAAGCCTGGTCAAGGTACGAGAGAAAGGTTTAAAAAAGAAGTAGAAAAGGAATTACCTCAACCAGAAACAGAAAAGAAACCAGAAGTTAACCCTGAAGAAGATGTAGAAGGAAAAAATCTACAGGAAAGTTTAAAAAGAATTAAACGTTTAATGTTTTATTAAAAAAGGTTATTATTTAAAATATAAAAATATTTATTAGTATGTCACAACAAGGAGTAATATCACAAAATGATTTGATGCATAAATTGGTTCAAGCTAAAAAAGTTATGAACAAGGTAGATGGTGGTAACTATCAGAGAGGTCAAATAGATGAGAGTATCTTAAGGTCCGCACCGGAAGATGTGATGAACAATACACAAATGCAATCAAATCCATCTACACAAAGACAAACAGGAACCCCTAACATTAGTCAAATTCAAAATTCTAAATTACCTGAAGCAATTAAAAGAGCAATGATTGAGAATCCAATCCCTCAAATATCTTTAAATGATACGTTGGACATGGATTTTGTTAAAGGAGCAAAACGTTTAATGGAACAAGAGGGTGTTAGTACAAAACCTTCACAATCAAAACAAACGACCAATAACAACGGAGGTAGTATCGATATGAATGCTATTGCGGTTCTTATTGAAAACACCGTTCGTAAAGTTATGGATGAAAAATTAAATCAAATTCTCACTGCCTCACAAACCTCAACTATTAATGAAAATTTAGTCCTAAAGGTTGGAGATTCAATATTCAAAGGAAAAATTACTGGCGTAAATAAGGCTAAGTAATTTGTTTTTTCATTTTTTTTTCGTATATTTTAGACATATAAAGTAATATAATGTCAAAAATTAAAATTTTAGTAGTACCTCCCGATAGATACGGGGTCGGTAAATTTAGAATGTTAGACCCATTTAAATACATCGGGGAGAATCATTCAGAAGATGTCCACGTCGATTTAGTTTTCAATTTAGAAAATAGAGACGAATTATTCGATGGGTACGATATCGTTATTTTCCATTCATTTATACATCAAACAACACATAAAGAAAATGTAGATCGTATTAATTGGTTAAAATCAAAAGGAGTCAAGGTTATTATGGACATTGACGATATGTGGTTTGTTGACCAACGACACCCAATGTACTACCAAATTAAACAAAGTGGTATGGGTGAAATGAAAATTGAAATGTTAAAGTTAGTTGATTATGTTTCAACAACGACACCAATTTTCGCAAATACAATTAAAGAAAGATTAAGAGTAAAAAATGTTGAAGTATTTCCAAACGCAGTTAACGATGAGGAAATACAATTTCAATCAAATACGAATAAATCAGATAAAGTTAGGTTTGGATGGTTGGGTGGGTCATCCCATTTACACGATTTAGAATTACTAACTAATGGTATATCAACAACATTTAATTCATTTAAAGACAAAGTACAATTTGTATTGTGTGGATTCGATTTAAGGGGTAATGTTACTGAAGTTGATATGAAAACAGGGGAAAAAAGAGAAAGACCAATTGAACCATTTGAAACAGTTTGGTATAAGTATGAAAAAATATTTACAGATAATTTTAAAGTATTAAATCCAGAATATAAATCATTTTTAAGTACATTTACCCAAGGTGATTATAACGACATTAATGAACCATATAGAAGAAGATGGACACAAGACGTTTCAAAATATGCTTTGAATTACAATACTTTTGACGTATCTTTAGCTCCGTTATTTGAGTCGGTGTTTAACGCAAATAAATCACAATTAAAGGTTATCGAAGCGGGATTCCATAAAAAGGCATTAATTGCTAGTGAGACTAATCCATATACTTTGGATTTAATCTCCGCAGTTGATAATGGAGTTATAAACAATAAAGGAAATGCTTTATTAGTAAACCCTAAAAGAAACCATAAAGATTGGGCTAAACATATGAAACGATTAGTTGAGAATCCAAACTTAATTGAAGATTTAGGTAATCGTTTATATGAAACAGTAAAAGATACATATTCATTAAGAAAAGTATGTAAAGATAGAGTAGAGTTTTTCAAATCAATTATAAACAAATAAAAAAAACAATTATGCATTACACAGTAACAGTAGGATATGAATCCGAACAATTAGACAGAGAGGGTAACCCACGTTTAACAAAATCAACAATTATTGTCCAAGCCGAATCAAACGCAGAAGCAAATATTACAGCTTCTAAATTTTTAGCTGGAGATATTCGTACAAGTCAAATTATCGATGTTAAGAAATTAAAGATCGATTGCGTCATTGACGAAAAGAACACACCTGAGTATTATAGATAATAACAATTAAACACCAACTGAAATGGATTTCTACGGAAGAGATATACAAATTATGCGTCAATCGCAAAGTAAAATGGCTTTAGAATACCTAAATTCAGTTGGTGTTCAAGTTACATTTGAAGAACTACAAAGGGTAACTGACGTGTTTGTTGAGTGTTGTTTACGACCTCAAGATAACGACTTAAAGGAAAGAGTTAAGAAGTTAGATAAATGGATTATAGACAAAAAAGAAAAAAATGGATAAAGATAGTCTTGAAGAATATTTAAAAAAATTAAAAGAATTTGAATCTGACTTAAGTTCAGATGATGAAGTTGACGATGAATTTTTTACCCAAATAAACAAAGTTTTAGGTAATTTAATGGACGATGTATCAAAAGATAAAATTGTACCAAATCCATCTTCATTTGAAATTCCTGTAAAGGTAAAAAAACTACATGAGAGCGCAGTGATACCATCATACTCAAAAGATGGTGATGCGGGAATGGATTTAACAATAACAAGAGAAATTGAAAATACTACCTTTAGTGTATCGTATGGTTTTGGACTTGCGTTTGAAATACCAAAAGGATACGTCGGTTTAGTGTTTCCTCGTTCATCTATTCGTAATCAAGAGTTACTATTGTCAAACTCTGTTGGGGTTATAGATAGTGGTTATAGGGGTGAAATACAAGCTACTTTTGTAAAAACAAACGGATTAGATTCTATTAAATATAAGGTAGGTGAAAGGGGTGCTCAAATGATAATTATTCCTTTTCCTAAAGTAACAATCTTTGAAAGTGACGAACTATCCAATACCGAAAGGGGTGGTGGTGGTTTCGGAAGTACAGGTAAATAGAGATATTTATTAAAAATAAAGAACAATTAAAAACATATATTTTGGCAGTAAAACCTAGAACCAGTAGAACCCAACCACCTGTATTAGTGGAAGATAGAAAAATCATACATAAGGATAGAATTAGACAAATCATAAAAAAACCAAAAGAAAAGTTCTTAACTAAAAATCAAGAAACATATTGGAACATATTGGGAGATAATCAAATTACCCTTTGTTTTGGGCCAGCAGGTGTTGGTAAATCATATATCGCAATGAAAAGAGCAGTAGATTTGTTACATGACGATTCCAATAAATATGAGAAAATAATCATTGTTAGACCGGCAGTTGAGGCAGAAGAAAAATTAGGTTCATTACCAGGTGGTTTAGAAGAAAAGTTGGACCCATACATTTACCCGTCTTATTATCTATTAAATAAAATTATAGGTAAAGAGGCAAGAGAACAACTTAAAGACGAAGGTTACATTGAAGTTGCGGCACTTGCATATATGAGAGGATGGAATGTTGATAATACGATATTAGTATTTGAAGAGGCTCAAAATGCAACTCCCGCACAAGTAAAATTATTACTAACTCGTATTGGTTATAATTCTAAATTTTTCCTATCAGGAGATTTAGAACAATCAGATAAATTTAAAGATAAAACTAAATCTGGTTTATATGATGCGAAGAAAAGATTAGGTGATGTAAAAGGAATCGGTGTTTTTGAATTTGGAATGGAGGATATTGTTAGAAACCCAATTATATCTGAAATTCTTAACAGATACGATTAACAATAAATGTAATTTTGCACAATAAACCCACATCGTTTATCATAATGGTGTGGGTTTATTATTTACTTATAACATATTTGATGGTATATTTACCCAATGGAAGTATACATTAGTATTGATGGTGTTTTAAGAAACACAATACAAAAATTTGAATATCATTACAACGAATCATTTTTAGTGGATGATGTTGTGATTGAAGATAATACATTTGACTATGGTGTAACTGAGCCAATAGAAAACGATAATTTAATGAACTCGTACAGATTCCAATCAAAGGAAGAGTATGAGTTTTTTACATTTATGGAATACCCAATTGAAATATTTGGACATGCTGGATTAAGTTACTCAACAACATTTACAGATTTACATAAAATGATTTATGATAATCAAGAACACAATTTTACATTAATTGGGTTGGATGAATTAGGTAAATCAAAACCAGCAACATTATTCTTCCTATCAAAAAACGGATTTTTAGGTAATAACATAAAATTCGACAAAAGTGATAACATTAAAGAGCTGTGGAACAAATGTGATATTTGGATTACAGATAAAAAACTTGTGTTAGATGAATGTCCAGAAGATAAAGTTGCCATCAAATTTAATACCAAATATAATGGACACTTTACTTATAAAAAAGAAATAACTAAATTAACTGAAATACAAGAACCATGGTTGAACTATTCGGAAAAAACTACTACATTGATATCGATGGAATCACAGACAAATGTAGAACAAACAAAACAGTAGAAGATGATGAAGATGAAGGTGCTACCGAAATCAACATTTTCAAATACGAAATAATAAAAATGTGTTTAGAAAGAGTGTTAGGTGAAATTGACGATGTTGACGAAGAAATGGGAATGTTCGCAAAAAACACCACAACCACATCTTTTAAAATAGCATTTAACACCTTAATAAAATATAAAATCTTAATTGAAGAATTAAACGAAGACGATGAGTAAACAAGAAAACATAGAAAAATTAGAAGAAGCGTTAGGTAGGTTACATTCAAAAGAAAATAACATTTATTTTCTAACTTATGACACAAGAAATAACGCAAGAGCGTCCATAAAACACATTTATGATATGGCGTTGACTTTAAAACAAAATGGTCATAAATCAAATATTTTAGTGGAGGACAAAACATACACAGGAGTCGAATCTTGGTTAGGTGATACGTACAAAGAACTACCAGTCGTGTCCATCAAAGAAGATAAGATTGAATTAAAAATTGATGATGTTTTAGTTGTTCCTGAATATTTTTCAAACGCTCTTGAGCAATTAACTAATATCAAGTGTATTAAAGTAATGTTAGTACAACAAAAAGATTTTATGTTTGAAACACTATCAATTGGTAGTAGATGGTCGGACTATGGATTTGATAGAATCATCACCACAACAGAAAGTGCAAAAAAATACATTTCAGATATTTTTCCTGAAAGTTTAGTCTTTGTAATCCCTCCAATTATTGGTGATAATTTTAAACCTATTGAACTACCATTAAAACCATATGTTGCGATTAGTTGTAGAGATAGAGTTGTACATAGAAGATTAATTTCACAATTTTATTTAAAGTTTCCTCAGTTACGTTGGATTACTTTTAAAGATATGGTTCAGATGAGTTACGATGAATTTGCAACTAATTTAAAAGAATGTATGGTTTCTGTTTGGGTTGATAATGAATCAACATTTGGTACATTTCCTTTAGAGTCTATGAAATGTGGTGTTCCCGTTATTGGTAAGATTCCTGAAACAGAACCTGATTGGTTGGATGAGAATGGAATGTGGACCTATGACACAAATAAAGTTGTTGAAATTTTAGGTTCATATATCTTAGCATGGATTGAGGGAGTTGAGTTACAAGAAGAGGTGACTACTAAAATGAAAGATACTTTATTACCATATGAAACATCAATTACTCAAAATAGTATCAATTCAATTTTCGGGTCATTAATTAATAAAAGAATCGAATCTATCGAGAACGCATTAGAAAAATTAAAACAAGAACAAGAATAATCAATATGAAAAATATAACAGTATTAATACCTATTCACAAAATTAGTGAAGATTATAAGGAAATGTTAAATAAAGCTTTAGAGTCTGTTGAAGATTTTCACAACGACGTAAAAGTATCGTTGGTATGTCCCGCGGAAGTAAAAAAAGAGTTAACTAACTTATCTGATAAATTAGAAATTAATTTCGTAGTTAATAATGGTAAAACTGACTTTTGCTCCCAAGTAAATTTAGGTATCGAGAAATGTGACACAGAATGGTTTACTATTTTAGAAGTTGATGACCAATTTAAATCAATTTGGTTAAAATCAATTAACGATTATAGAAAAATTTATAGTGATGTTGATGTATTCTTACCAATAGTAAAAGATATAAACTCAGAGGGAACCTTTGTTAGTTTTACTAACGAATCCGCTTGGGCTTATGGATTTACTGATATGCAGGGATTTATTGATAATGAGGTATTATTAGAATATCAAAACTATCAAATTAGTGGTGGACTTTATCGCACACAAAAAATTAAAGATAATGGTTTATTAAAAGAAAACATTAAATTGACTTTTGGATACGAGTTTTTATTAAGATTAACTCACAATGGAGTTAGGGTGATGATAGTACCGAGAGTTGGTTACCAACACGTTAATCTTAGAGAGGATTCATTATTCTGGTTATACAAAAACGATGAGAATAGTTTATTATCCGAAAAAGAAGTTAAATTTTGGTTAGACTCAGCAAAAAAAGAATTTTTCTTTAAAAATAAACGAGATGTAAATTATATAGAAGCTTAATGCCAAGACCAAGAACCCAAAAAATTTATTTTGGGGAGGATCAAGAGAAGGCGGTAGTTAGTTACTTAGAAAGCACTGACGAAGCAGAAAGAAATAAGATATTCAACGAATATTTACGTGAACCCCTAATTATAATGGTCGAATCAATTATTCGACGTTATAAACTTTACAGAAAAGATATGGAATTTGAAGAAATTCATACAGACACAATGTCCTTTCTTATTACCAAGATTAATAAATTTGACCACACAAAAAATACCAAAGCGTATTCTTACTTTGGTACAATCTGTAAAAACTACCTTATGGGAGCAATACAGAAGGATACAAAGGAACAAAATAGACAAGTATCATATGACGACATATCATCAGATATTGAGGGTAGATCTGACCTATCATATGTGATAGATGAACATATTATAGACTATAGAGATATCATTATAAAAATGAGTATAGACTTAGAACTTTTTGTTGAAAATGAAGATTTAACCGAAAATGAACAAAAATTAGGGTATGCGTTACTAGAGATTTTTAACAATTTTGATATGATATTTCAAGTTGGAGATGGTAACAAATTCAATAAAAACCTTATATTACTCTCTTTAAGAGAAATGACTTCATTGTCAACCAAAGAAATTAGAATATCCCTCAAAAGATTTAAAAAGTTGTATGATGGAATTTTAGGTGGATTTTTAGAATAAACCTATTTATTGGTATGAGAACACAAAGAAATTTAATCTCCTTAGAGGTTGATTCTGCATTAGCTTTAATGCAGGAAATCTACAATGACATTGTGGAACAAAAGAATACAGCATCAATGATAACAAAGAAAATGTTAACATTTATGAAAGATGCTGAGGACATGAGTGTAATAGGTCCCGTCATCAAAGAACAACAAAAAATCCTAAACGATTGTACTGAGAAAAAAATCTCCTTAGTTAAACTACAAGGTGTTTTATTAAAACAAACACAATCTACAGGTAAGGCCGGTGGACCTATGGGTAAATTAACCTTATCTGATGAAGATAGAGAAATATTGGACAAATTAATGGAAACTGGTTCTGATAATAAAGGTAAGTCAAACTACACACTATAATGTCCAACAAAATAAAAGAAACAAGAAAAAAGATTAGGCAAAAAATTGATGCCATTAAAAGGGCAAAAGATAATGCTAAGGATAAGGCTAACAAATTTGTTGATGGTTATGAAAACAAAGCATTAAAAGGTGCCGATGACCTATCAAAAACTCTATCAGATTTTTCCGCAAAAAAACTAAAAAAGTTAGAGGGTGGGATAAATCGAGCTAGTGACGTATTCTCTGATTTATTAGAAACGGTAGAAAAATTTGTAAGTGCGAAAAATATAAAAGTTGAATCTTCGGATAAGTTATTCTCAAAACAAAGGTTAAGACAACTTACAAACGAATCGGCTATCGAAACTTTAAAATCGTCACAACAAATTATTTTAGAAGCGGTACAAAAAATATTATTTGCAGGAGACGGTATATGTGGTTCCAACAAAACATTTGGTTCAACTGACACTGTAACATTAAAACCACAAGAATTTGATTTTATGAACGTATTAACCGTTGACCCAACATCAAACGTTGGTCAAATTGTTTATGAAAAAGAATCTCCAGATTTAGGTAAACGTAAAATGAATAGAAATTTATATAATGCTTTTAATAGTCCATATACTTTTACATCTCTAAATGGTAATAATTTATTTTCATTATCGTGGGACACATCGAACCAAAGATATGATGTTGCAGGTTTACAAGGTAAAAATATAAAAACATTTTTTACTGATTATTATTCAAGTATTGAACCCGTAGATTTTAGTGGAGTTACTAAAACCGCAATATACATGACATTACATGGTGATGGTAGTGAACCTCCTTTATTTGATAAGGGGTTTAATGATTTAAATAGATTATTGGCGAAACTATGTGCAATGTGTGGAAACCCCAAAAATGGTAAAATTCCTAACGCAACCACAGAATTTAACGAAAATGACGAAGACATCCAATCTTATTTTGACTTTGATGATGTAGAGGGAGTTGACTTAGATGATGAAAAAGATAGGTTAGATAAAGTACTAAAGTTTAGAGATTGTAATAATTTTAAAATACCCATAAACCCAACACATTTCGAAGATTTTGTTTATGATGACGGTAATTTAAATGATTCAGTAAATGATGCTTTATTTAATGCTGCGTCCGATGCTCATAATCAGTCTGAAGGTTCAATACCTCCAGATAATTTTCATTTGTCAATTTTAAATACTTTCATACTTAGTTTACCCAAGGCACTTATCGGTTCTTTATTAACCCCAAAATATTTTTTACCATTCATAATAGTTTATAAAGTTTTAGTTACAGGTGTTGGTGGGGTAATAAAAACCGCTAAACAAATGATGAAAATTTTATATAAATTATTTAATGAAATTATTACAAAATTATTATGGAAATTTATTAATGAATTTTGGAGAAGAGTTAAAAAAGATTTATTGGTATTTTTAGTTGACATTGCTGCAACAATATTAAAAAAGAAAGGTAAAAGATATCGATTAATTTTATTATCATTAATTGCAATTTTAACAAAAATACTTGAAAGTGGTTTTGATACTTGTAAAGACTTATATGGTTTAATAAATAAAGCAATTGATTTAGCTTTATCAGGTTTTGGTGGTGGGTTCGCAACTGCCGGAATTAGTACCTTTTTATTACCATTTTTCTTACAAAAACCTGGATATAGTGAAGATGGTGCGGTGATTCGTGCAATTGAAAAATTGGAAGAATCTGGTGTTTCAACCTCACCCATATTTGGTGAGGATAATAAAATAATTGATTTAGTAAAATCAGTAATAAGTGGTCACGTGGAAGAACAAGATACAAATGGATTCATAGCCGCAAGTAATACTTCGGTTATTATACCACACCCAAGTCCATTCGTTGGTGCGGTATTTATTCCACCGGGATTATTAACAGTAGGAGGAGGTACATTTTAATATGGATAAAGAAAAAATTATTGAAGTTATTAGCGATGTTAAAAATAAATCAAATAAAGATTTATTTCTTGCAATAAATGAATTGAATGATGAATTTGAAAAAACAAAAACATTAATCATTGATTTAACAAGACATCTTGATAGTGTTGAAGAATTGTTCAATGAAATAAACGATGAAATAGAAAAAAGAATTAAGAAATGAGTGATGTGAGCACTAGAATTATTGAACTGGGTCTATGTTCAGATAATAGAGACCCGTTGGGGTTAGGTAGAATACGTATCCAAACATTTGGTAACGGTTCTGGACCTTCTGCTGGTGCTTTAAAATATGAACCATGGGACGACAAAGACCCTTTTATTGCTATTCCATTTTTACCCGCTAATATAAACTATGTACCCTTAATCGGACAATCAATTAAAATCATCAATTATGACCCGATTAAAGACACAGTAAATAGAGAATATATTTCTGGACCATTTACCACAACACATGATTTTAACACACAAGTATATGCGTCCCAAGTTAAAAACACAACATACGGAGGTGCCGATTCAGAATTACCCAAAATCGTTAATCAAAAAGATGGCCAAATTATTGATACCTTTGCAAAATCGTCAATTGCAAAATATGAAGATTATGCCGTATATGGTAAAAATGGTTCAGACGTTTTGTTTACAGAAAACGGACTATCTTTAAGAGGAGGTAAGTTTGTACCAAAAACGATGGTTGCTCAAGAACCAAACATGTTTAATAAGCCATACATGTCAAATAAAATGGCAACACTTCACCTTAAAAAATATACTAATAAATTAGAATATTATGATGAGACCACAACTGAACTTATTACTGAGTCTAAAAATTTAAAATCTATAATAGAATATAGTATTGATAAATTTGATGGTAGTAACGCAATTATTAGTTTCTATGTATATCTAATTAAAGATTTTGATAATGCTAAACAGACAGTCTATGGTAACATATATAACACAAATAATCCAAAATTAGAAAATTCACCAATTATTACGGGTAGTACTCAATTAATAACAACGGGAACAACAGAACCAACATTTACTGTATTCGTATCGGATATTTTGTCTAATGGAGTAAATGGTATCTATAAAAAAATTAGACATACCTTAAAGAAAATACACAATAAAACAAGTCTTTTTCATATAGATCCAACACTACCATTTTCAAGTGTTGATTTACATCCATTTTATTTTAGACCAACATTATCTTGTGTAAATTCTATATTGACAACTCAAGATGAAATAAACAACAGGGTAATCATATTCAATAATATTATTTTAGCGTCTGGAATTGGTCCTAAAAGTGGGTTAGTTTATGATAAAACAAAAATGTCACCAGCAACCAAACCTATAACTAAAACTGTTACAAAATTAAGAGACACACCAAGTTCCGAACAAACTTTCTCATCTTTGAAATCGGATAAAATATTTTTGTTATCTCCAGAGTCTAATCCCCCTGAAAAACAAATTGCGATAGATTTTTCTAAATTGGAAAAATATGAATTAAGTCAGGAAAATTACATGAATGACATTTTACCTCACACATATTCGTCAGTTAGAGGTGAAACCCTTATTAGACTTATTGAGTCCATAATTAATTTAATATTCAGTCACCAACACAATTTAGTCGGTCCTCCAGTACCGAGTGACCCAAATTATATTAATTTAATGAAGTTAATGGAAACAATGAAACAAGATATTTTAAATAATTCAATTAGAATCAACTAATTTGATATTTATTAATAAAGAAGATGTCATATTTCCGTTCATATTTTGAAAAAAACAACACGATAATCAAGAATTCTCAGGTAAACACGGCTAAAAACCCAACTACTGAGATTTTCTATGGTTCAGGATTTTCTAAATTTTTATTTAAAGTTAATCTTACAGATTTACAAGGTAAAATAAATAATGGTGATTTGGTTATTGACCAAAATACTAAACATTATTTAAAAATGACCAATACCATATTTGGTGACGAGGGATTAAAGGGTCAGAATAGAACCACTGGTAGAAATCGTGCAACTTCATTTAATCTAATAGTTTTTAAAATAAGTGAGTTTTGGGACGAAGGTTTAGGTTTTGATTACCAAGATAGTGAATATGACTTTACTGCAGGTAATAGTACATTTGATGAGAGACCATCTAACTGGTTTAATAAAACCACATTGAATCAATGGTCAAGTCAGGGTGTTTATAGTACCGACCCTGTTATTGTTACCACCGCCCATTTTGATAATGGTAATGAAAATTTAGATGTTGATATTACAAGTTATATAAATGGTATAATTTTATCGGGGAATACAAATCACGGGTTAGGAATTGCTTTTGAAGTAATATATCAAAATATCACACCTGAAATTGACCAATCTGTGGCGTTTTTTACAAAATACACACAAACATTCTTTGAACCGTTTGTTGAATCTGTGTTTCAAGATAGAATAGAAGATAATAGACATAATTTTATTGAAAAACAAACACAGAATTTATACCTACATGTTACAAAGGGAACTAATTACTATGATTTAGATTCATTACCAACAGTTGACATTACTGATAATAGTGGAACACCAATTAGTGGATTAACAGGACTTACAACAAATAAAATACGAAAAGGAATATATAAGGTTACATTTGGTTTACAAGGTGTCTTGTGTGACGGAAAAAGGTTCTATATTGATAAATGGAAAGGACTACTCCTTAATGGGGTGTCAATAAGTAACGTTAGTCAAAAATTTGTACCAAAACCTTATACTGCCGGATTTACAATTGGTGAAAATCAAACAGAATTACAAAGATACGTTATTCAATTTTTCGGATTGAAACAAAATGAAAAAATATTAAGGGGAGAAAAAAGAAAAGTGGTTGTTACATTTAGGTCAATAAATGAACCAAAATCAGTTTTATTTGATGAAGTATTCTATAGAATTTTCATTAAAGAAGGTAGAACCGATGTTGTTGTTTACGACTGGACACAACTTGATGTAACAAACGAAAACTCATTTGTGTTTGACACTTCATTTATGATACCGAGAGAATATATGGTCGAAATAAAGGGAAAAACTCATACAGAGGAGATATTCTATAACGAAACAATAAAATTTGAGATAGTATCTGAAAAATAAAACTATTTATTATTATGAATATAACTGAATTAATTAAGAAACATTTAAAAAAAGTGGTAAAGGAACAAGAATCACACATATCTGAAGACGGAACTTACATGGTTTTATCCAACTTAGTTCAAATTAAGAATGATATCGAAAAGATATTGTCCTATAAACACCAATCTGATTTTCCAAAATTAGTTACGGGTGAACACGCGTGGGCGGGTGACCATATAACTACATCTAAAGATGATATTGAAGAAGTGGCTAACTTTATTGATGGTTACTTTGAACAAAAGAATTTGTCAGAAGCGGAAAAAAAGAGTAATAAACTTTGTTCAAGAGGTTTATCTGCTGCAAAATCTAAATTTAAAGTTTATCCATCGGCATATGCGAATGGTTATGCTGTACAAGTTTGTAAAGGTAAAATAAAAGGATTAGATGGTAAAAAAAAATGTTCGGGTTCATATTGTAGCGGTAAAAAGTAAATCATGAAAATACACATAAACGAAGAAGATCTACAATACATTAAATTATCCATCAATAATGGTGAGGTATTACAAGAAGATTTAGGTAGGTGGTTTAAAGAAAAATGGGTAGATGTAAGTAAAAAAGTTAATGGTAAACATCCACCTTGTGGACGTAGTGATGCTGATGGTGAAAAAGGAAGGAAAGGATATCCAAAATGTAGACCATCAAAAAAAGTGTCAAAAGATACTCCTAAAGTTGCCTCTTCATATGATAAAAAGGAAAAGAAGGCGATGACATCTCAAAAAAGAAGTGCAGAAAGAAAGGACCCTAAAATTGGAAAAGGTAATAAACCAACAATGACAAAATTTGACGAACAACAAAATGTTGATGAAAGAAGTAGAAGTTTTGCGTTTACAAGAAAAAAAAGATTGTTTAGTCAACCAGAAAGAATGTCTAATCCTTTTAGATATAAAGAATTTGATAGATTATCTGAAGGTGTAGAAAAAAGAACAATTATTCAAATATCTGAAGAACAATTTCAAAGACTTTTTGAATATAACGAAGATACGCCAGTTTTAATTTATGAAGATGAATCGGGTTCCGTTCAAAACACAAATTTTGAGTCGACCAATATGTTAAATGAGGCTGAATATCAAGGACGTAAAGTTCAACTTGGAAAAATCATGCAAGGTGATATTAAAAAGTTTAAAGTGTATGTCAAGAACGACAAGGGTAAGGTTGTTAAGGTAAATTTCGGTTTTGGTGGTAAATCCGCTAAAGGTAAACGAATGGTTATCAAAAAGAATAACCCCGCAAGACGTAAGTCATTTAGAGCTCGTATGAATTGTGATAATCCAGGTCCTCGTTGGAAACCAAGATATTGGGCTTGTCGTACTTGGTAAAATTTTAACTTATGAAATACATTATAACCGAGGAACAGAAAAGAACGATTATAAATAAAAGTGATTGGAAAGAGGGTAATAATAAACTTACCAAAACATATCACTTCAAAAACTACAAAGAAGTTATACCATTTGTTAATTCAGTTATGAAAATCGCAGATAAACAAAATCATCATCCTGATATAATCGTTCATTACGATAATGTGAAATTATCTATTACTGACCACGATAAAGGTGGTGTATCTGAAAAATGTCATAAATTCACAGGTGCCGTAGATAAAATATAAAATTTTAATGAACTTACAAGAGAACATACAAAGGATTAGAGAAATGATGATTTCGGAAGAGATGGTACAATCTGATGCTTGGAAATCTTTAAAGAAAACATTGGATGTTCTTAAAAATAAGAAAAAAGTTTTACTATTAAGTTGTTCTAATAGACATAATTGGGACAAAAATAATATTGATATACCAAAATCTAAAATGATTGCAATGTATCTTAATGATGAATTGGGTGATAAGTCAACATTAATAGACGTACCTGAACTTAAGATATTTCCATGTGAAGGTAACGTATCAAGAAAAGACGGAGATTCATGTGGAGTATTAAAATCCAAACTTGAAGACAAGGATAAAAATCCTTCAGGTCATCACAGATGTTGGGCGAGTATCAATAACAAATCAGATGAACTTTGGAAAATATCCAAAGAACTATTTGAATCAGATTCGGTTATATTTTTTAGTTCAATAAGGTGGGGACAAACAAATATGTATTATCAAAATCTAATTGAAAGACTTAATTGGGTTGAAAATAGACATACGGTACATAATGAGTCTAACATAGTAAAAGATATCGAATCTGGATACATTTGTACTGGACATAATTGGAATGGAAGTAACGTTGTTGATTTACAAAAACAAGTTCATTCATTTTATGGTTTCAAACCAAACGATGATATATATTGGAACTGGCAGTATACTAAAGATATTAACGATGAAAGTCAAAAATCATATAAAGATTCTTACAAAAAATTTATAAAGGATACTAAAATACCTGATTCTCAATAATAAATAAGATTAACCCCACACTCATTTAAAAGTTGTTTAGCCTTACTTTGGGATTCATCCCACTTTTCTTTATTTTTAGTAGTACAGACTTCCTTACAATATACCGTCTTTATACCGGAATTAACAATTCCTCTGGCACAATCCATACAAGGTAATCCCGATGTTAAGTAGATTGTTGAGTTTTTCAACGATACACCTTCTAATGCCGCATTATAAATTGCATTACGTTCGGCATGTTCCATCCAGAAGTATTTTTCGGGTCTTTCCTGACGTTCTTGTAATGAATCGTCTAAACCCCTTGGGAATGAATTATAACCCGTAGAAAGGACGTTATTACCCTCACCGACTACAACGGCACCTATCTGTGTAGATTGGTCCTTAGATTTGAGTTTTACCACCTCAGCAATCTGTAAAAAATACTCTATCCAATTCATATTAAATTAATTTTTGTTTCACCCAATAATATAACATACCGGTTGCGTACCTGTGTAAGTTTTTTGCTTCTTTCTTTAAAATTAAGTTCCCAAGTTGTATTAAATGTGAACGATTATATAAATCTACACTAACAATAAACCCTCCATCGGATTTTTCATACGTTGTCTCTTTCATTGGTGGAATATACTTTCCCTCATCGTCGAGTTTCAACGTCCTAATCATTTCGGTCTTATTCATCTTACATTCTATACCTCTAGAATGTATCATTTTTTCTAAGACATCTAACCTTAATTTAGTGTAGTCCACTTCACTCATAATGCAAATATAACTAATTTTTTGGAATATTCCAATAACAAAAAACCCCCGAATTTCTTCGAGGGTTTTTATATTCAATCCTATTAAGATTATCTTAATGTATCCAAAGAGAATGTAGTGATACCTTTCACGTCGATTACACCAAAGTAACGGTTGTTTACCATTTTCTTTGCGTAACGTGTCATGATTCCTTTGATAGGAGTCATTGTGAACGGATTGTACATTGTTGGAGTTAATTGTAAAGGTACATATGGAGCGTAGATGTAACCAGCGTCCAATAGTGATTTACCTTTGTGACCAATTAAGATCTTGCTAGCTGGGAAGTAAGGATCACGATATACTTGATATCTTCCAGCAAGAGAACCGATTTTCTCGATACCCATGTTGTATGAATCTTGCTCAGGAGCTGCGTTAGATACGTGGAAATATTCTAAATCATCGAATACTGCAGAAACTTCTGAAGAAACAACGATCCAGTTAGCACCACCTCTTAATGTAGTCTTATGGATTTGAGCTGAAATTTGGTTAACCTTAGTTACCAAAGTTTGGTTCCAATCTTTTTGAGTGTAACCTTGTAATGTAGCACCTGATGCTCCACCGTATTTCCACTCATTGTAATCCCACTTAGCTTTCCAAGCTGCACCTTTACGTAAATCACGTAAAATTTCACGGTCAACTTCTGCTGCAATTTGCTCAGATAATAAAGCTGTTAATTCAGCTTCAGCATCGATGTTGTGGAATGCACTAACGTCTTGAGCCAATTCAGGAGACCATGTAGCTCTTAATTTTCTTTCAGTTACAGAAACTGTTACTGATTGTAAATCGAAAGAAACTTCACCAATTTGATCTTCAAATTCTAAAGTATCATAAGTTCTGAAAGTTAATGTGAAATCACCGATAGTTGTACCTGTAGGTAATGTGATGTTAGAGAAACCAGATGTTGCACTGTAGTTCTGCATATCAACACTTACGTAGATAACTCCATCAGCATCACAGATATCATTGTAGTTACCTGAAGGGTAGTTAGTAGAAGATGCAGTTGAACCATATTCAACAATACCTTTACCATACTTCTGAGTAACAACGTTGAAGTTCTTAGAGTCAGTTAAGTATTTAACTTCAGCTGATGCTAAAAATTCTTCAGTATCCATTGCGTTACCATTTGGTCCGATTAATTTACCTTGACCATCTTTTGCAAATCCTGTAAATTTCAAGATTAAAGATGATTGTGCGTTTGATGAACCAGTAACACCAGAAACTGCAATTGCAGAAACTGAACCATTACTGAAAGTAACAGCAGAAACAGCGGTTAAAGTTACAGCTGAATATTGACCTTTTGAGTAATCAAAAAGACCTGTATCAGGACTGTTACCATCACCTGCTTCGTAGAATCTGTCATATAAGTTACCACCTGTGTAACCAGTTGCGGCGCTTCCACCAGCACCTGGCATACCATATGGAGAATAGTGACCTGCTCCGTTTCTTTCCTGAATTTTAGGAATGAAGAAGAATAATTTACCAATTGGTAAGTTCATAGCTTGTACTGACACGATGTCGTTAGCTAATAATTTAGAGAATACACGACGAATGATTGGGAAAACCACAGTCTCGAATGAACCAGACGCATCAGCTACTGCTGCTTCGTTGATTAAATAAGACGCTTGGTTTTCATATAATTGCGCGATGTTATCTTTTTGGTGACCGTCAAGACCTTCTAAAAAGCCTAAGTCATCCCATTTTCTGATGGTATCTTCTTTGATAACACGAAGGTGCTTAAGACCGATGTTACCTACCATACCTGATTCTAATAATGCTCCCATTTTGTATGTTTTTGTTTTTTTGTTTAATTTATTATTTTATTTTTCCCATTAAATCTTTCATTCTTCTGAATTGTGGATTCTCATAAGCTTTAGCTTCTGATAACACTTCTTGAGATGATGATGTAGATGGGGTGTTAGAGATTTTTCCAACTACTGACTCGGTAACTGTTGTTTTTGTACCTAATTCAGATTTGATTGTGTTGAATAAACCTTTAGATTCATTCATCGTTGAAACTGAATCAAATCTCTTTAATATGTTCAATTTCTCTTGTTTAGTAGTAGAGTGTTCAGTAAATAAACGTGTAGCGTAAGCTAAGTTTGCATTAAACACAGCAACTTCGTTAAGTTTGTCTTTGAATAAAACTAAAGCCTTCTTGTATTCAGAATTTTGTTTCTTTAACTTTTCAACTTCTTCGTTCATTTCGTGACGACCAGTCTTGTATTTTGTTTTTTGAGATGGTCCCCTAACTCCCGTTCCAAATGTTCTTGCTGCTTCAGTAGCTTCGATTTCCATCTCATCACCTTCAGCAACTTCTTCTTCATCTTCTTCTTCATCAATCTCAATTTCGTAAATTGTTTCTTCCTCATCAGTTTCCATATCATCACCCATCATATCCATTTCTGAAAATTCATCTTCTTCAGTACCGAATTCGGGTTCAGCATTAAACTCAGAGTCAGATTCCATTTCATCATCAAGTTTGATAATATAATCGTCTTCTCCGTCACCAAACTCAATGTTATTTCCGTCTTTCTTAACTACAATACCATCTTCTGGTTTCATCGCTTTGAAAACTTTTAATACTTCATCATCTGAAGCACCGGTCATATCCATTACGTCCTCATCTTCAGAACCTTCTTCTGCTGGTGGTAAAGCGAGATCTTCATCTCCTTCTTCATCATCTTCAGAATCTAATCCTTCAATGTCTTTGTTTGGTTCGTTATCGAGGTCTGTATCATTTTCAGAGTCGTCTGCTGTTGCATCGTCATCTGACATATCGTCTTCCTCTTCTTCAGGATCAACTTCATCCTCAGGTTGTTCACCCATCGGCATTTTAGTTTCATCCTCTTCTTCCAATGATTCTTTAAGCAAGTCATTCAGTTCTTGTTTCATGGTTGAAGCAAGTATACCCTTTGCATTTTGCTTTACTGCTTCTTCAAGTGTTTGTACTTGAAGTAACGCTTGTTCTAAAATTGATTTTTCAGTCATTGTGAAATTTTGTTTTATTATCTAATAAATAGTACGACTTTAATAAAAAGTCTTATTTTTAATATTTGTATCCCTATAAAATTGGTTATTTACTCAAAAAAGTATCTAATTTTCCCATAAGTTTGGACATTCTATCATCAACCGCGGGTTTTTTAATTTCTGATTCTTGATATTGGTCCCTATCTGAGGGGTCACTAAAAATGTATGCACCTGGAGTTGATGGGGATGACACTAAATCAAAACATACCAATTCAAAGTCATCCTGAACAATGTTTTGACCTTTAATGTTTTTTAAGGAACCAACACCACGAGAGGATATACCCAAAGTAGCTCCGTTCATAATTAACATAGCCGCTTGGTCACCCTTAGTGGATACAATACCCATCTTCTTCCATCCTGGCGAAGTGAATAATTTTATTTTACCCATAAGGATTTTTCCGTCCCAATAAGTTTCAAGAATTGAATGAGAAACTCTATCTAAATCGATAAGAGATGATGAAGGGTGATTAAGTTCGTTTAATGCTCCTCCCTTCTTAATAAGTGATTGGTATTTTTCGTTTTCTCTTTTAAGTAACATCTCAGGATAAATCCTTCCGTTCTTATTTGGAGTGTCGTATTTTTGTAAAACGGCATAAAGGATAAGGTCTTGTGAAAAGTCCATATCCCTCATTTCCGAAATAATTTTCTTGTTTTGTTCGGGAGAAACATGACCTGCGTCATATTCTATTAAAATTCCTCTACCCGTTTCGTTTGGTCCTAATATCTTCATTTATAGATTTTATTACTATAAATACATCAATACCAAGGTTATTTCTTGCTTTTGTAAAAATTGAATAGTTTTTTATCAATTAAACCATCCTCAACAACGGATTCGGTCAAATCTGTGATAAATGTTTTTATTTCCTTTGATCTAATATCGAATTGCTTTTCAACATATAAAGTTATTTCTAAATTCATAAAAGACTTTTTTTCAATCTTAATTCCTTTGGTTCTTATATCTAAATCAACAATTGATTGTTGTTTAAAACTTGAATTGTTTAAATTATAAATTAATTCTTTTATTTTTCTTCTTGATTTTGAAATTAGATAGTCATAATCGTCAGTTTCATTTTCTGGTTGCAACCAAGAATTTAATTTTACATAAATAGTTTTAAGATTTTTAAAGTCTACTGTACCATAACCATACTTTACATTGTTGTAAGTCCCTAATGGGATATACTTACCTGTTTTCATTAATTTTATTCATTATCTTTATTTTATGGTGTTATTAAAATATATGAAAAAAATGTTGTAAATCCAAAATATTTTATATATTTGTGGTATAATTATATATTATGATAATAATTGACGTAACAAAAGAACGTAGTATCGAAACAGCATTAAGAACCTATAAGAATAGAGTTCAAAAAACTAAGCAAATTCAAAAATTGAGGGAAAGGAAGGAATTTGTTAAACCTTCAGTCACTAAAAGGAAGGAAGTTTTAAAAGCGGTATATGTTCAACAAATAAAAAATGGTCTTAATTAAGACCATTTTTTAATTCTGTTAATCTGTAGTAGTTGTACTTAGATGTTGTCATTTGACTAACTTCATCTTTTACTTTATTTAGTTTAGTGGTTAAATCGGGGTCGTTCGATTCACTTAAAAGTGTAGATACCTGATTAATGATTGATTCTTGTAATTCATTGCTCTTAGTAATTAAATCATCATAAGAAATTGATAAAATATTTTTTAATTCTTCTTTTTGTGATTCTGATAATGTGTTAGAATATAATACGTTAAAATTGTTTGCTAATACCGCTTGTAGTAATGTTTCGTTAGGAACAACAGTCGAATCTTTAGATTCTTTAATTTCCTTTTTAGTTGTTAAATGTTCTACTAATTTCTTTTTTGCAATAACTTTCTTTTCAATATTTGATAATGAATCTTTTTCTGATAACATATCTAAAGATTCATATAATTCTTTAGTTTCGATTTCAACCTCACCTAATTTAGTATTTAAAGATTCACAAAACATATTTAAACTATCCCAATTACCTATTGGTTGACCAAAATATGTATTTAATCCCTCAACATATAATTTTGCTGTTTCTTTATCCTCAATATATTTGTTTTCAATTTCTTCGTAAAACAAGTACATTTCTTTAAAGTCTTTGTTTTCTTTGATTGTGGCTAATATATTCTTAATTTCTGTCTTATTTTCATTTGCATAAGATTCAGTCAATTTGTTTAATAATTTAGATTTAAGTGCCCCAAATTTGTTCATTTTTAGTCGTTTAAAATATCGTTCAATTTATTTTCTATTTCATAAATATTCTGTTGTGCCTTTTCCATGTCAAACAAAACATTAAAATCTTCTTTTTCTTCACCTAACATACCTAATATTTTTGATTTTTTAGATGTTGCTTCACTTAAAGGAGCTTCTCCTCCTCCACCCGCCGCTGGAGGTGGTGGTATTCCTCCCATGTCTCCACCAGCACCCTCACCTCCGGATGCTGCTGCTTCTGCTGCCGCTCTCTCCTCTTCAGGAATTCCATATTTCTTATCAACCTCATCAAATACACCAGAACGTTTAATAATAAGTTGACTATTTTGTAATTCAAAACCTACCGCTCTTTCTAAACGTTGTTGTTGTAAATCAAGTAATACCTCACTATCACTCATACCTAAGATATTTTTCTTAGCCCATGTATGTGATACTGGTAAGATACCTACTTGAGATTGATCAGATGTCGCATCTTTGTAAAGAGTAATCTTTTCCTTCCATGTTTCAATCTTTAATAAATCTGATTGCTGTGATGGGTTAGTTAACGATAATGAAAAACTATTTAAATCATCTTCTAATCCTAATAAATAAAGATGCATTAATGCAATTTTATTTAATTCTTGAATTAACGATTTTTGTATTTTATTGATTGTTCTTGCAAAACGAATATCCATCAATGCAAGATTCTTACCATCACCAACAACTTCTTCAAAACCTAAGAAAGCTTTAGGGATACGTAAAGCCGCCAATAATTTCTTTTGAATATATTCAATATCTGCAATTTCGCCCAAGTTCTGAGCTCCTGGTAATGTTTCGATTGGATTTGTTTGTGACGGGTCACGAACAGGTATGAAATAATCTTGGTCTACAGCCATTTGATTGTATCTCATATCCACGTTACCATTACGTGGGTCTTGTATTTGGTCTCTTTTAAATTTATTGGCAACACGTTGTACATATGGTTCAATATCTTTATCGTCCATATTACCAACAAACACCTTGAACACACGTCTTTCAGGTGCTCTTGATGTTCTATAAATTAACATTGCATCTTCAGCAAGTAAAAGTTGTTTCCAAATTCTTCTAATCTTATCTAACATAGAAGTACCATATGGTAACTTTCTATCGTCACCCAATAATCTAAAGTGAGCAACTTCCCAAGCTTGGAATTCCATATCTTTGTTCTTCCAAGTAAATCTTAATTCTCTTGTTGGTAGTTTTAAATCAGAACTTTGATTTGGACTTTTTCCTGTTGCACCCTCTAACCTCTCTATTTCAATATTCGGTAATTGTTGGCAACCAATAATACCCTTTTCTGGATCAATTTTTAAATAAACAAAATCGTCACCATACTTACAAAGACCTCTTGCCCACATTTGTAAATTGGTATTTATATCTAACTTATTATTAAATAAGTCCACTAAAATACTTTTAACTCTATCTGATTCTGAATATATGGTTAATATTTCACCCTTTTCGGACATTGTTGTAGATTCTTCAGCGTATATGTCTAACGACGCTGAAATTTCAGGAGTAAACTCCATAGACTCGTAGTCATAATATGCTGCCAATCTATTTGGTTCGTAATAAACAGATTGATTATAAACCGATTGGTCTAACTTGGTCCATTTATCTGCAATGTATTGCGATTGTTGTGCTTGCAACATCGCCTTTTCGTAGTCTTCTCTACTATCTGTTTTTAATAACTCATCTTTGTTAAAATTAAAAGATGGTGTTTTATCCTTAATCGATTGACCCGGATAACCAAACATTCTTGTTAGTTTCTGAAAGACGGTGTAATTCTGTTCTGCCATATCTATAAATACTTTTCTTTATAATATAAACTAAATTATTAGTAATTGGAACATTATTTTGATCTTCCAAATAACCAATTATATTCTTGATATTGGTTCTTACCGGGTACGTTACGTATATCTTTAAATGCTGGATTATCGTCAAACCCCATTGATCCTATTTGGTCGAAAGCGGTCCCATATGAGTAAAAAGACTTATTTGGTTCGTATGTACGTTCACTCATTGTCCAAGAATCTAACATTGCTTTGTTAGCATTTTCATTCTTTTGTAATAAGTTAAAAGATACGTCTGCAGCGTATAATGCCATTGACATACCCATAATGGCATCATCGTGTGAACCTTTCATATGGTCAGGTCTTCCATTCATGTAAACAAACGTATTGAGTTCGTTTAATAATCTTGCAGATCTAACAATAAATCCCTTCCTAAGTTGCTCTTCAAATGCGGCAACAATTTGAGTTCTTTTATTATTGAAGTTAAGTCCTGGTATTTTCTCCATCGCTTTGGCGTTATAGTCCCAAATGTTTTGAGTATTAACTCCTTCAATGTAAACATTCTTATAGTTTAACTCAGTTAATTTTCTTGATGTGGCAACACCCATACCACCTGTAATATCCGTAACAATAAACGCATTACCATATAAAATAGCCCATTTATATGCAACGGCAGCTAAATCATCAGGAGGTATTTTACCAATATATTCCGCAACCTGTTCTCTATCATCAAAATCAATAATTGATATTGCTGAAAAATCCTCACTATCTCCTCTACTCACATCCACCCCCATAATATAACGATGACCGATGATTGGTTCTTTCCATTGCCAAAATGTGGCTTGCATGTATTTTTCAATTGGTTCTCTTATCATGTTCTTAGCAATATTCTCTTGAATATCGCCAGGAATAACACCATCTCCCGAACCTAAGAAATCACATTCCAACTCCTGAGCTATCTTACGTCTATCATATTTAAATTTCTTAGACATTGACTCAAACCAAGATGAAAATGGTTTATAACCGTCTTCTAAAAGTTT